ACGGTAGCGAGGGCGCTGGCAACAATACGATCATCCTTGCCGCGACCCGGTGCGCCAAGGAACCCATCCTCCCGCACAATGTTCTTCATTTCGTCGATGCAACCGGGCGACTTGACGCGAATCATGCCGCGCTCGAAGCCGTCCTTGAAGGCGTTGAACATGCGCTCCTTCTCCAAGGTGTTCGTCCTAGTGTGATACGCGCTCGGCGCTCCAAACGAGTCCTGACGTTTGTACATGAAGTTCTGGATGTTCGACACGATGTTCATCAATCCTCGCCCTCCGCCGTTCGGGGAGTTAGCGGCCACTCGCTTCAAGCTGTTCATTTCGGTCAGCACAGCCTGTCCCGGCCCGTTGATCTCAAGGTTCAACATGCAGGTTGAGGCCGATTCCATCATGTAGGCTCCCGCCAGATAGCAAATAATCCAAGCGAACTGGTAGGGAGAGCAGTCGGAGGTGTTGAATTCTGCGACCTGCTCCATTCCGTCAGCGTAGCAGCGGTACACGGACGCGCAAAATCTATCAGCCCATTCTGATGAACCGTAAGCGGGGTCAGCCCCGATTACATAGTGAGAGCCAGCCTTCGGGAAGTCCCATATTTTCAAGTTCTGCAATTTCTCTGAGCATTGGGCAAGTTCTGTCTCCTCGAAGTTTTCGCGCAGCATGAACCGGAAGTTGTTGACCGGCAGCTTGACGGCAATCTTGTACTCGTCGGTTATCCGGTTCGTGTTGAAGAAGTTGGAGCCGGACATGATGAAGGCATAGTCCTCGGTCGGCGGGAAGTTCTGAAACATCAATTGTTCATCGCGCGTCTTTTCGGAAATGTTCCAGCGCCACCATGCAATCTGCTCGTCGGTAATATCGAAGTTGTAGAGCTTCTTGATCTCGACAGTCCACTTTCGTTCTTCCGGCGACAGGCGACCATCCCAATATACCCGGTACTCGGCAGAGCCTTTCAGCTTTTTGTAGAACTGGTTTCGCCACCAACCAATGAAGATCGCGCGCTGAGAATGCGCATCCTTGGCGTTCTCCCACATATCGACGTAGTGGTTCATGCCCTGAGCCGTGGACTCGAAGATGAACAGCCGGTCAGGATTCTCTTCGGCAAGTGATGCTTCCAGAGAAGCCATACCTTCCTCGTCGCCCCACTCAGAAACCTCCGTGCCGTGCAGGAAGGTCAGAGCGCCACCCTTGCCCAACTTCGTATTCTTGCGCGTCCCTGCGACCAGATAGGCCAGCCGTGAGCGGTTTTTCAGGACAAGCTGTGTGCGGTTGTGGCGTTCCTCGGGCACTTTCCATTTGTCAGGCAGGCCAGCCATGTACATTGTGATCGTGGTGCGGAACATTTCGCGCGACTCTTCGTTGTGCGTGACGAGTGACCCGCTGACGCCGTTGTGTTTGAACGCCCAATACAGGTCGAGCGCGATGCAGATAGTGGTGATGCCAAGCTGCCGACCTTTGAGAATGACGAAGTGGTGACAGCCTTCGTTGATGCCGCGCGCGATTTCCTCGATGAAGTACCGCTGTGTTCCCATCAGGTTATCAGGCGACAGCGTTACTTCGCCTTTTTCCTTGGTGTCAACGCGCAGCGCGGAGCAGAACGACCAGAAGTTTTTCAGGTTGAAGGTTGCGCCCTTCTGAACGGTGACTTTTACCTCGTCGCCAACCACTTCAAGTTTTGGTTTCTTGACAGTCACACGATTCTTTCTTCAAGCCAGCGTTCGCCCAGCACCTTGAACGCCTTGAGCGCATCGTCGTCCATGTCGTCATACGCCTTGTGCTTCAACTGAAGCAGGAACCGGACGCGACCCTCTTCGTCAAGGCCATCGAAGTGGTCGCCGTAGATTTCGGTGAGGGTGGCGTGGGTGGAATTCACTTCAATCTCCCTCGCGTAATTTTCTCCATGCGAATCTGCGAACGGTCAGCCTGCTGGTCGAATATCTTGGTGTTCAGCATGACCTCGCCCTTCATCTTGCCTTCGATCAGCAGGCCTGCCTGAACCATGACCTCTATCTGGCGGTGCAGGGTGATGCGGTGAATGCCAAGCTGCTTGGCGGCGGCAAGCTGCCAGCCGTGGCGCAGAATGTTTCCCGGCACCCCGGCGTCGAGCATCCACCACAGGATGCGATGGACGACCGCCTTCACATCCTTTTTCCAGATGACTGTCGGTGCTACTCTGGACATTACTCGTCGCCCTGACCTTTGCGGCCCTTTAGTGCGCCTACAGCCTTGCCAAGCATTCCGCCGAACGTAGACGAAGCGGCATTTGTTTTTGCGGAGTTGGATAAGGTGACCGTCTTTCTTTCTTTCACCTTTTCTTTGGCCACGGCCTTTTTGTTAGCGTAACCTTTTTGACGATCTGCCTCGTTTGCTGCCTTTTGCTTTGCTGTGAGAGCCATGATTAATACCCGACTTTCTTTTTGGTCTTTGGGGACACCGGCATAATCGACATGTCGGGCTTTTTGGATGCCTTCTTACCTACAGGCATGATTGACATGTCGGGTTTGCGTGAAGATGCGGGGGTGCCGGATGACTTCTTCAATACACCAGAAAATGCGCCACCAAAAGACGGCTTGGAGGCAGTCGTTTTTTTCTGCAATCCTTTTGTCTGTGTGGTGGGTGCAGCATCAAAAAGTTTCTTCATTATTGCCATGATTCGAACTCCTTCTCAATTATGACGATGACCCATTCACCGTCGATCTTGTACAGGCTCGTGTTCTTGAACTCAAAGTCAACGCGAACCGGCTCTACGTCATCTGCAATTCGCTGCTCAAACGACGCTTGCAGATTACAAACATCTTCGAGCGGCAGGCAGTCCATCACTCACCGGCAGCGTCAGTCGATGTTTCCACCGCTACGCCGTCGCCTAGAAGTTTGACTAGCTCTTGTTGCCCTGCAAGCTCGACAAACATTGTTGTTTTGACTGCATAAGACAGCGCCGCTGACTTGCTGGACGCTTCGATCAGACGTTCCTTGTCGCCGTTCTTTACCACGTAAATACGATTTGTTGCCATGATGCCCCCTTGCTGAGTTGAAAATCAAATAGTCTTGCCTGTCATGCTCACAGGAATCCACCCAGTACCGTGATGGTGATGCTTGACACGAATGCCGAGCAGCCAGCACAGAAACCTGAGAATCATCCGGCGAATCATTCTGTCACGCCCGACATGGACACCGGAATCACATAGGACGTGACCGGAACCGTGATAACGAACGTGTCCGTTACGGGCGCTCCGACAGCGTTTCCGGTAGCGTCCACAGCCTGTAGGACAGCGGTGTAGGAATCGGGGCCAAGGTCAACAGATACCTTAGTGCCACCCATATCCACGAAAATCGGAGCGGTTGCTCCGGTAGCTGCGCCGGTAATGGTCAGGTTTGCATGGTCGACAACAACGCCATCCGGCGCTGGCCCCCATACGATTGTTTCGATACGTGTTGCCATGTTGATTCTCCTATTTCGTTAAGCCCTGTGGCGTCGGGTGCTGATCTCCCGAATTGCCGTCAGAACGCTCACTATTTCGTCCCGACGCCGCTCAGCCTGAGTAGTCGCCATAAGGTCATTATCCACACTATGCCGATTATTGCAACATTTATTTGAGCAAAAAGAAGGCCGCGAAAGTGGGGACTTGGCGGCCAAAGAGCCTTGCGGCTCGGAGGGTATTACACTTGCTTGAAGTTGGTGCAACAAGCCTGTTTGCTATCTCTCGCTGTCAGGATTAAGCGCGCACCCGTCCTGACTACAGCTTTGACAATATTGTATGCCCGCTAAGGCTCCAATGAGCAGACCATCACACCAACACGGAACCACCCGCACTGCGATTGCCGAGGTACGCCCCCTCGGATTACGCTCTGCCAGTCACAGGTGGCTTCGTCTTGATGCTCAACCAGTGGTCAGTTTATCAACGCTTTCACGCAGCGCGGTAAGCTGAGCCTCGTACTTCAGCACCATCCGATCATACGCCTCCTCAATCAGTCGAGCGGCGCATTCGGCGTTGGCTAGGTCGTGACGGAGCTTGGCAATAATTGCATCTGCTTGACCGGCTTGCTCAACCCACTCATCCAAAATCAGCTTGATTGCCTCATGCCTATTCGTCCCACTCGTTGTCGTCCCAGTCATGGTCGCGCTCCATTCTCTTCTCTCGCTTTCAGCATGGCATCGGCAACTCTATACGCCGATTTAGCTATCACTTCTGACCAAGAAATCTGTTCAGGCAAAGGGTTTTTTTGGTTTTCGCAAGCAACATCCTCAGAAGAACAAACCAAACCCATCAGCGCCTGACCGGCAAACCAGTCGCGCAGGGTCATGCCACGATCAGCAATCTCACCCATCGAGCCGTGAGAAGGAAAGGCGGATAATTGAATCATCTGATTTATGTAATTCAAATCCTCACCACGCACTATTTCAACCATTTCTCAGCCCTCCTTTTAAGCAGACCCCGACCCCGACCGCGACCGCGACCGCGACCCCGACCGCGACCACGACCACGACCACAACCGCGACCACAACCCCGACCGCGACCACGACCGCGACCGCGACCCCGACCGCGACCCCGACCACGACCACGACCGCGACCCCGACCGCGACCACAACCTGTCAAAACCAGAACGAATCATTGCCGCATTCATTTCTGGCTCCGCAGAACTTCCTTACCCTTAACAAAGTCAATGATTGACCCGCAAGAAACACCAACCAGCCCGTCAGGGAAAGGTTCAACCTCGTTGAATTGCCATTCCTTCAACGCATCGGAAAAGCGCCCGGTATCCGCAACCCAAGCCGCGTCCTCCAAAATTACCCATTGCTTCGATGCCGCCACAACGCGACCGACCTCGATCATAGTCACGGTGCGAATCAGGTAAACCGCACCAATCTCGAACGGCTGGAACTCGCCTTCATAAACAGGCTTGATAGTTTCCACACCAACAGAATCAGCGCGAACGTACTTTTCGTCGATCATCAATGTTTCCGGTTTGCTCATTTTTTTACCCCCTCATTAGTTAATAAATATGTATCAAGAACGGCTACAGTGTAAACTATTCTGTAGCGGTGTCAACAACTTTCTACTCCAATTAACACACAAACCAAAGTCAAAACCCTTGATATAAACCTGCAGTCAAAACCGCCTCTTCGACCTGCAACCCGCATCACTGTTGAGTGTCCTGACAAATACATGAAAAAATTTTAAATTGGGACAAAGTGCCCCCCCTCAACCATCACCATCAAAGGCCCAACATCCATCTACCATTCACCAGTCCGTCCACCCAGCCAATCCATCAACCATCCGATCTATCATTAACTCAGCACTACAGTAAGGTACTCGCTAGTCGCTCGTGCTATTCAACAACCAAACCCCTTCGAGGCCAGCAATCCAATGAAGTGTCTCATTTTAGAGACATGTCTCATTTCTGCAACGGGAGGGGAGGTTGTGGGACGTAGTCCCTCTGTTCTTTAAGTTGCCCTTTTAAGGTGTCGAGTTATCGTCAGTTTATCCGGTTGTCTGTTCGTACGCGGGTTGTCTGGACTGACTGAGGCTCCGCAGGAACGAAACCCAGTCTGCAGGAAGGAGGTTGTCGGAAGTTCGGCGGTATGCCCTTCGGGCTGATCAGTATGCTGCAGGTTGACAGGCAGCCCATGCGGGCTAGAGCCAAGTGCCTGCGCGCCTTCGGCTTGCTGTGGGGGTTGAGCTGCGGGCGAGACTTCG